GACTCGAAGATTTGCAGAAATGCGATGTGTATCTTCAATGGTTGATTAAGACTCAAGAGGAATTTTAATGCTGCAACAAACCACCGCCCAAAAAAAGATTGCACGTTTAAATAAGCGTGTCCGAATAGTTAGGGGCGGAACAAGTTCGAGCAAGACGTTCAGCATTATTCCGATGCTTATAACCTATGCCGTTAAAACACCAAGGTGTGAGATATCGGTTGTGGCGGAATCCATCCCGCATTTGCGAAGGGGTGCGATTCGTGACTTTCTGAAAATTATGGAAATGGTTGGGATGTACTCACCCGACAAATGGAACAAGTCAAGTTTAACGTACACCTTTTCCAATGATAGTTTTATTGAGTTCTTTTCCGCAGACCAACCCGATAAATTGCGAGGCGCACGGCGTGACGTTCTATTTATAAACGAGTGCAATAACATCGAGTGGGAAAGTTACTACCAATTAGCAATTCGAACGAGGCGGTTCATTTATTTGGATTACAATCCCGTGAGTGAATTTTGGGTTGATACCGAATTGAAAGCAGACCCCGATTCCGAGATGGTGGTTTTGACTTACAAGGACAATGAGGCCCTTGATAAAAGCATCGTTAAGGAAATAGAAAAGGCAAAAGAAAAGGCAAAAACATCTGAGTATTGGGCCAATTGGTGGCGAGTATACGGATTAGGGGAAATAGGCAATTTGGAGGGCGTTGTATTCAGTAACTATCAATTAGTGGACTCTATACCCGAAGAGGCGAAGTTAATCGGTTACGGCTTGGATTTCGGATATAGCAACGACCCGACCGCATTGGTTGGAATATACTTATTTAACGGACAAAGGTACATTGACCAAATACTTTACCGAACTGGTATGATGAATGGGGAAATCGCAAAGCACATTGAAAGCGGCGTTATTTGTTACGCTGATTCCGCCGAGCCAAAAAGCATAGAGGAAATTAGGCGTTACGGAAAAACAATCCGAGGGGTGACTAAAGGCAAGGACTCGATAAATTATGGCATTCAGGTTATGCAAGAACAAGCCTACTTTATTACTAAGCGAAGCACCGACCTAATCAAAGAACTAAGGGGATACATTTGGGATAAGGACAAAAGCGGCAACACTATGAACCGACCCATTGGGGTGGACCACGCACTTGATGCGTTTAGATATCACGAAATGGAAGCCATTGGGATTAAGCGTAATTTTGGTCAATACGACGTGCGTTAAAACATTTGCTTTTATTGGCGTTATTTAAGTATGGAAATAACGATACCAACCCACCTGAGCGAAGTGCCGCTTTATCAAATGGTGGAATATAATTCACTGCCCCATCAAGAGGAAACGGAACGGGGGATAAAAGCCGTTAGTATTTTTTTAGGGCTTACCAATAGTGAAACGGCACGTTTGCCGTTGAAGGTCCTTAATAAAGCCGTAGAGCATATCTCTAAATTCTTAAACGAAACCCCCGAACTGCAAACGACATTCGAACACAAGGGCGTTAAATACGGATTTATTCCGAATATTGATGACATCACAACGGGGGAATTTATTGATATAGAAAACTACCAAAAAGAACCCAAGGACACTTACAAAGTTTTAAGCGTTTTATATCGGCCTATCATAAAAGAAGGCCAAGGCAAACGCTATCTTATCGCCCCGTATAAAGGCGAAGTAAACGATGCGTTTAAGGATATGCCGAGTGACGTTGCGTTCGGTGCGCTGCTTTTTTTTTGGCGTTTAGGAATCGACTTATTAGCCTATACCCTGAAATCTTTGGAGCAAAAGAAGGAAGTGCTGATGAAAACCAATTCTCAAAAAAATGGGGTTGGATGGGGTTCATACACCTCCTCACTGGAGGAGATGTTACAAAATTTGGACAAATTAGTGAACTTCCCATTCATACCTCTTTCGTGTGGGGTGCTTACAAAAGCGATATGGCTGAACTTGAGCGACAAATTATTAATAAAAAACGATGAGTAAAGATAATTTAGGCGGAATATTCGCCATACTAAAAGAGATTGCGGATGAGTTAGGTTGGAATTATAGCCACGGGAATATGACTGAAAAGTCATTTAAGGCCGTAAACGTATATCCATTGCAACACGTCACCATAAACAATATAACCGTTCAAGAACAAATCGCCACCTATTCGGTAAATATCATAATTGCGGACCTTGTTAATTTTCTGAAGACCGAGAACGAAGGACTAAATCCCGTTGTTCTTTATTCTGAAATCGGTTATACTGAAAATACCAATTACGCTCACGTCTTACAAGAATTATACGTCTTGTTTAATTTGAAGGTAAGGGAAAAGCGGCTTCAATATGCTGAGGATGTAAATATCGTTTACCCTTTGACTTTTAACCCGTTTATTGATGCCGAGGCGGATGTTTTAGCGGGTTACACCATTACCCTAACTATTGAAGGCAAAGCCCCAACGGTCATAGATTGTTACAATGAAGTATAAATTAACCGCTATCGTTGTAAAGGATGCCGCCAATTTTATGGCGAAGGCTGCCCAATTGACTTTACAAGCCAAGCATACTCGCACGGCTATCCGAGCCAGTTGGAAAAAGGTAGGTTCGTCGTGGGAACCCACAAGCGTAACCAAGCAAAAGATAAGGGCAAATTATGTTGCTTCGGGAAACTTAGTGCGAAGCATTCAACCAATTGCCGATGGCTTAGAATTTGGTATTGAGTTTGATTCATACGGCCAAATGTTAATAAACGGCCGACAACCCTTTGGGAAAAATAAAGGTGGCAAAGGAATCCCCCCAAGCACACTAAGGGAATGGGGGAAAATGCGTAACCTTAGACCGAAAGACCCTAAGAGTGGCCAATTTATAAAGAACACCGATGCAAATCGCAAGGCTATGTTTTTTATGATGAACCGAAAAATAAAACACTTTGGTATTGAGCCTTTCGACTTTGTCAAAATGCCACGGCGATACACACTTGATAAATATACCCAACCAATTAAAGATGCCATTAGGCAAGACATAACCAACACAATAGCAAACCGATGAATTTTAACGTACAACCAAGCGGAGTAGTTGGGGCAAATAGCCCTATAATTTACCAATTCTTTGATGCCCTTTACACATCGACAAACTTTTATTATAAAGTTGAGGTATTTGTATGGACTGGAACCACAACAATACCCGCCTCACCGATTGCAGTAATTGAGCGGGTGCCTGATACTTTTGCAAGTGGTCGGGCGTTTGTCGATATCCATAAAATTGTTCAGCAATATTTGACTAACGATTTTTTCACGGCTTCGGGTTATAAGGTAAACATTAACGGAGGTGCGGTAAATTGTGCCGTTAAGGTTCAGGGCTATTATACCACGGGTTCAAGTAGTAACGTGACCGCTTTAATTACCTCCAATGTAGTTTTGGCCACAAATGGGTACACATATATGGCCGATGGTTTTAACGACCCTTTGGTTACTACGGGATTGCTTACCTCAAAAACTAAATTTATTATTCCAATCGGTACGCCATCGTATTACGTTTGGTTTGATGCCAGTGTGGTTACTGAATTAGAAATTGACGTTACGGCGGTTACACCGAACACGGTTACTGGAACGGCAACAAGGATACAAGGTGTTGACTTGGTGCAACTTTACACCAATGCGGGAGTCAGTGGCGATGCCACCTTATTAGTCACTGCGGGAGCGAGTCAATTTGCCTTTGCAATTGAACGACCTTGTCAAAATAGATATGGCTTAATCCCTTTGCATTTTTTAAACCGATGGGGTGTTTACGAATCGTATGTATTTAACGCCTTACATCGAACCCAAATAGACGTAACCCGTGAAACTTTTCAAAGGGCGATGTTTGCTCAAACCGATATGAGCGCACGTTGGACCTACGGATACCAAATAAACACGCCGTACCTGATAAACGCCAAAGAAAAATATACTTTAAATACAAATTACATTCCCGAAGATGACAACGATTCGGTTCAACAAATGTATTTGAGCGATAATATTTTATTACAAGATGGCGCAATTAAGAGCGCAACCATTACCGATGCATCCATTGGATTCAAGACCAGAACAAACGATAAATTAATCGACTATACCATTAACGTGGAAGTAAATTCACCCTTAATAAATAAAGTGGTACGATGAGATTTTCACTTGTTATTGATGGTAAGGTTGTGGATTTGTTCAGCGATGAAACGATACAACTTACAAGGGCTATAAAAGATTTTTTAACCACCCAAGCCCGTACCGATTTTACCCAACAATTCAACATACCAAGCACATCCGTAAACGACCCAATATTCGATAATTACTTTGACGAAAATTCGGTTCTTAGCGGTTGGAATGCTTACGTTAAATTAGATGCGATTATTTACATTCACTCAATACCTATTTTCCACGGGTGCGTTGAACTAACGGGGGTGGAGTATAAAAACGGATTGCCACGGCAATACAATTTAATTTTTTACGGGCAAGGCAAAACGGCGATAGCGGATTTTGGCGAGAAAACTTTGCCTATGGTTAACTGGACCGCTTACAATCACACGGTCAATTATTCAAATGTCATTGATTCGTGGTTCGGAACTTTGCTAAGTGGAAAGGTGCTTTACCCCGTGGCCGATTGGCATATCGGTTTGAGTTATTGTAAGGTACCCGTAATCGACAATAATTTGTATCAAGGTGGCTTGGCTATAAATGACCTCCGACCCGCTTTGCTTTTATCCGAAATGGTAAAGGCTTGTTTTGCTGATATAGGGTACACGCTGAGCGGTTCGCTTTTTGACCGAGATAATTTCACCGACCTTTTTGTCATCCCGATGAATGGGGCGGGGCCAGTACAAAATACTAATAACGTAGATGCGAAAATAAACGTAAGCCGAGGAACTATTTCAACGCCATCGAGTTCCTTTCAAAATCAACCCGTTATTTTTACAACCGTTACAAGTGACCCTTTAAGTTTATACAATTCAACAACGGGGGTTTACACGGTTCCATTTACGGGCGAGTATAAATTTAGATTGACAATAAATATTACTAACGCTACCGCAAGTCCTTTTAATTATATAACTATTGGAACAAACGCAACAAATCAAGTTTTTTCTTATACTGCAACGGGCGTTTATGTAGAAACCCCAATATTCCAATTGAATAAAGGCGATGACTTTAAAGTTTTATATTTTTTATTAGCCTCAACATATAATTCCATTCAGTTAGAAATTATTGAAGTTCCTTTTGGTATCGATGGCAGCACTTTAAACTTTGAGGTTGTTATGCCACCAATGAAAGTGTCTGATTTTATTAATGGGTTTTTAAAGACCTTTAATGCGGTTTTAATTCCCGTGGGTGCAACTGAATTTGCATTGCATAATATCGATGATTATTACGCATTAGGGGTTAAAAAGGATTGGACACGCTATATCGATATGGTCGATATTAAGCACGAAAAAGTACCTATCCCAAAGCAAATAACAATGAGCCACGCCGAAGCCGAGGACATCGCAAACGTTCAATATACGAGCGTAAACAATCAGGCATTCGGAAGCGTAAAGGCATCGCCCGAAGTGGACTTTGCCGATGAGGCGTTGGAAATAGAATCGCCGTTTACTTTATTGGTGCCATCGCTTATTCGGGAAAAAGACTTAAAAAATGTTGTTGTAAGGGATACCGAATTACAAATACCCGTTTTATTAGATGGGGATTTTAAGCCAGTGAAAGCGGATTTGTATTTGGCGTATTTTGTTGAGCGCAGAACCATTGCGGTAGATACCTACCAATTGGAAGGCATAGACCAATTCAGTTACCCGCTTATTTCATCGTATCAAGATTTCCCAACCACATCGGCCACGAATAGTTTGGCGTTCGGGATGGAGGCCACCATTAGCGGCAACGCCCCGACCAATACTTTGTATGTTGAATTTTTCCGCAGTTACCTAAGTAGGGTTATGTCGAGCAAAAGCCGAATAGTTTATTTTAGTTCGGTTTTACCCGTGAATGAATGGTTGCAGTTGGAAATGAACGACACGATTTCAGTATCTGGTAACCTTTACAAAATCCAAAATATCCAATACGACATTTTAAACGAACGGGCCGAATTAGTACTAATTAGTTACCCAAATATAAACGTGCAGACTTACACAAGTACGGGCAATAATACGGGTTGGACTAACGGAGCAACGAACACCGATGGCCTCACAACTTTAAACGGGGATGCCGTTGGGCGTGGTGTGACCAATTCAAAACCACAATTTGGTGGTGGCACGGGTGTAACCGTATTGGGGCAAAAAACATTTGGTCAAACCAATATGCAAAAAGTGCGGGATATCGTTAACGAGTTAGTAAAGGACCGAAGTGTGGCGGTTGTGTTTAATGATGCACCCGTGACCATCGTAACCCCTACCGATAATTCGTATATTAAAGTAGGTTTAAACACGGTTCAAAGTTTGGGTAACACTTACTATTTTACCAACGCATCGGGTAGCGTGACCATAAACGCATCGGCGAGGTATAAAGTAACGGCGGAGGTTTCGGTAGTTTATCCAAGTAATCACATTGTGGCTTATTCAATTACCATAAACGGGTTAATAACATCGGCATACGCAGATTTAGAAAAACGGGCCGTTACTGCCTCAATAAGCGAGGTTTTTGATTTAACCCAAGGTTCAATTGTCGAAGTTAAGTTTGCTTGTTTAGAAAATCACGCCGTTACTATTCAAGTAGTTTATTGCAAATTAAGATTGGAAAAAATATGATAGGTGAAATAATAAAATTAGTCCAAGCCGATGAATGGCGAGGGGTATCCAAACGGGTGGAAATCGCCAAAGGTGAGAACAAGTACATAACAAATTTGAATCAATTAAAACTACAATTTAAAAGACTACGCAGATGGCGGAAAAAATAAAATACATCGTTGAAATCGACGATAACGGAAGTGGGGCAAAGGTTGACAACCTAAATTCCAAAATCAAAGACACGGGAAACACCGCAACCAATAGCAAAGGTAAACTTGGCCAATTAGGCGAAGCCTTAGCGGGTATCAAAGGTCCAGTTGGTTCGGCGGTTCAGGGTGTTCAGGGTTTAGGAACTGCATTCAAAGCGTTAATGGCTAACCCTATTGGTGCGCTTATTGCGGTTTTAGTCGGTGTTTTTAGTGCATTAAAAAATTCCTTAGATAAAACCGAGGAAGGGATGGATGCCGTGGAGCGAATCACGGGAATTTTTGCCGCCGTTATTAGGCCATTAATTGAGGTGATAAGCAAATTTGCTACGGTATTGGTAACGGGTTTAGCGGATGCGTTGGAAACAGTTGCCAGTTTATTTGGCACGACCGCCACCGAGGCGAGTAAGTTGGTAAAAATGCAACAAGATTTGGATGATGTTGAATTAGAACTAAACGAATCCCGTGCCAAAAACAACAAGCAATTAGCCCAAGCCCGTGAATTGTTATCAGATGCAAACGCATCATTAGCCGATAGAAGAAATGCACTCGAAGAGGTTAGGAAATCAGAAACCGCCTTAGCAAGTGATGAATTAAAATATGCAAATCAACGATTAGAGGCCGCAAGACTTGACCAAAAATTAAACGGGGTAAGCGAACAAAGCAGAAAAAAAGTAAGTGAAGCGATTGTTCAAGTTCAAAATGCCGAAACGGACTTAGCCGCAAAACGCCGTTTGTTCAATCGTGAAGCAAAAAAATTAGATGCGGAAGAGGAAGCAAGAAAAAAGGAAGAAGCAAAAGCCGTTGAAGATAGAGCCAAAGCAGCGATAGAAAGACAAAAACAATATGCGGAGGCACTTAAAGCAGCGGCAGATAAAAGGGAATCGGATTTCCAAGCGTGGTTGGCCATAGAGGTAGCAAAAGCAGAAACCGAAGCATCCAATGCAAAGTTTTTGGAGGATAGATTAGCAAAAGAGGCCGCCGCTGAAGAGGCAGCGTTCCAAGAGTGGTTGGCTTTGGAAATTGAAAAAACTGAAATCGCAAATAGCAACGCCAAATTTATGGCGGACCGCGAGGAAGCAGAACGCCAAGCGAGATTGGATGCGGAAAAATCGGCATCGGATGCGTTAATCGCATTAAAACAAGCGGAGGCAGATGCTCAAATGGAGTTGTTGTCGGCCACAAGTGGAGCGTTAAAAAGTTTGGCATCCATAGCGGGTGAGCAAACCGCAGCGGGTAAAGTATTGGCGTTGGCATCCACCGTTATAGATACCTATATGGGGGCCACGAAAGCATTGGCAGCGGGTGCGGGTAGCCCAGTAGGTTACATAAACGCAGCGGCGATAATTGCAACGGGTTTGGCAAACGTGCGAACCATTAGCGCAGTTCAAATACCAAATCAATCGGGAGGCTCTACACCATCAATGCCAAGCATAAGCGGACCAAGTGTCGGTATTATACAAGGCCAAATGTCGCAAACATCACAATTACAAGCCGAGATGAATGCCCAAATGAAACGACCTACCCGTGCCTATGTGGTCGGTCAAAACGTAACCACTCAACAAAGCCTTGACCGCCATATTTTGGAAAATGCAACACTCTAAACTTTAAACGTTAATTAACTAATGAGAATTGTTGAACTTGTTTTAGATGATATGCAATTGGCCAACGGCATCGATGCAATATCGATAGTTGAAAGCCCCGCTATCGAATCCAACTTTATAGCGTTGAGCGGACATAAGATTGAGTTTAAAACTTTGGATTTAGAAAAGCGGATTTTGTTAGGTCCCGCTTTAATTCCCAATAAGCCTATTTACCGAAATCAGGATGGCGAGGAGTTCTACGTTTACTTTTCCAAGGCCACAATCGAAAAGGCTTCACAACTTTATTTGAAACGTGGCAATCAAGCCAAAGCGACCTTGGAACACCAAATTAATTTGGCGGGTTTAACTTTGGTTGAATCGTGGATTAAGGTGGATATGGAAAAGGACAAATCGGCGGCCTATGGTTTAAACGACGTGGTCGGTACTTGGTACGTTGCTATGAAAGTCGATAACGATGAAATTTGGAATGAATACGTTAAAACTGGAAGGGTTAAAGGATTTTCAATTGAAGGCTTCTTTGCGGACAAATCCACCGAAATGGCTAAAATGTCAAAAGACGAGGTCATATTGGCCAAGTTAAAAGAGTTGCTTTCAAATATCGAACAATAAAAAAACCAATCGTTAATTTAATAAATATGAACAATCCAAAAGAAATCCTTTCCCGTGTTTACGATATCGTAATGGGCAAGGAAACCGAGGAAGCCGTAAAGGTGGAATTGGCACAAATCAAGACCGCAGATGGTCAAGCAATAATGGAAGCGGAGGCGTTTGAAATCGGCAACGCCGTATTCGTAGTAACCGAGGAAGGCAACATCCCCGTGCCAATGGGTGAGTACATTCTCGAAGAGGGTTTGAAAATTAAGGTCGACGAACAAGGCGTTATCGTTGAGGTTGAAACCGAAGGAGCCGAGGAAATCGAAGAAGTTGAAGCCAAAGATATGGTGGAAAAAGAAGAAGAGGATATGATGGGCAAAGATAAAATGGAGGCTAAGATGCCTAAGAAAATTATCAAAACCAAAACCGAAATGGAGGAATCTTATTTTAACAAATTTGATGCCCGTTTG